GTTCGTACTCACGAGCAATGATGCCCAAGGTGGCAGTCGGAATGAATGTCATGTCCACAGTGGGATAACGCTCAGGGTCAAACTGCATATAGCGGTAAGTCGCCTTCTGGATGAACGGAATCAAGAAATCTTCTTGGAAGTTCACCAAAGTGCGCTTGTACTTCTTGATGATGGAGGCAACAGCCATGCTGATACCACCATTTCCAGCATCCCGAGAGACTTGGCTGACCATTCCCTGAGAGTCCAGAGTGCCAGTCGCCTGCAAAAGCATCTTTTCAAACGCCTGAGCAGTCGTCATGTTTCCAGCATCTGTGTTTCCAAACTTAAATGGGAACAGGATTTCGTTCGGATTGCCATTGGTCAGAATGGCTTTGCCAGGACGAACCTCAAACTTAGCACCACGGGGCAGTCGAGTGGCATCCATAGCCATCATTGGGCTGGTCGTCAGTGCCAGAGAGTCAAGGTGCGTACGAACCTGAGCATCAATAGCCATTTGGCTGTTGTAAGCCTTCTCAACAGTACCACGACCAAGCAGCCGATTTGGAACAGTGTCGTCCTGATAGGCAATCACAGGACGGTCTTGCATCATGTAAGGATTCTTCTGCGCCTTGAGTAAAACAGAATCGTTGGCAATCACAACGATGGCTTCAACAAGGTCAGAATACTCGTCTTGAATGCTGTCTTCAGGGAACAAGTCAACAACTTCTGCCCCATTGTTTTCCAGTTGTTCCAGATACTCACGGGGAACCAGACCATAGTAGGTGAGCAACTTCACCTTGTCGTCTTGGTACTGAGTCAGTTCTTGAGTGGGTTCCAGCCTATCGTCTAGTGAATCCAGCCCAAGTTCCACTTTGCGATAGATACCCTTTTCCTGACCCTCAACAACCTTGTGGATAGAAACATACTTTTCGATGGCAACACCCATGCACTCATCAATTGATGCTCCATTAGGGTCAAATAGGAAGTTCTTAGGGTTGATGGGATTGATTTTGACTGCAATGCGGTCTTTCTCAATCACGCCAATTGCGGCTTGTCCTGTCTGACCAGGGATTGGTTGCGTGGCAGGAACAAACTCTTTCTCGGTGGTGACGATGATCTCGCCAATGCCAGTGCCATAGATTTCAGCCATCAGCTCAATCTGATCGATAGACTTGCGGATTTTGTCCCGCTTGAAGTCTTCCATCAGTTGAGCCTTGATCAAGCCAACATCTAGCGGAGTTCCATTGACATCACGCACATCATCTTGGATGTCAAAGAACTCACCCTGACCAAAGATGGCTTCCATGATCTCGGCATGGCGGGTTTCTACGGCTTGTTGGGTAGCGGGGGTGACTATGCGGCTACGCTCAGACTCTCTGGTTTTGTCTTCAGCAGCCCATTCGCCTCGGAAGATACGCTCGTAACGCTCCCAAAGCGTCAAATAGTTGGTGTCTCGCCAGTCTCTCCAGCGGTCACAATGGTCAACAACAAAGCTGACTATCTCTTTGTCTGAGTCGCTAGGCTGGTCAAACTGGTTTTCTTCCATCACACCCCCGAAATTATGTCGACTGGCTCCCAATCGTCTTCGTTGTCGCCTTCAAAGTAGGTTGTGACATTCATCTGATCTATGTAAGAAAGTGCATCAGGCAAGTCATCATGCACCCCCTTTGATGGGAAAAGCAATAGTTGGTCTATAAACTCGTCCCAGTCTTCCTCAGAATTTAGCACAATTCTGCCATGTTCAAACCGCCCTTGCAATGCCCAAATTATCCTGTCTGCTTTTTTCTTATTTCCATGAGTCAAATCGTGGATATGGGCAAAACAGTTGTTTTTACGCATCATGTCTGACAAATAGGGCATTACAGCGTTTTTCAGTGCTCCACGCTCAATGCCTACTGCCAGTGGCCTATATTCCCGAATGGCAATCAGAATCTTAGTGGCAGTCTCTTGGATGTCCCAGCGTCCGTGGACAATCTCTTTGACGAACCAAACGCCATCATCTGTGACTTTGACAACTGCTATGGCAGACTCATCTAGCTTGATTTTGGCGTTCGCAGCGGCTCTAGCCACTTCTTCAAAGCCAGCCAAGTCACAGGCTATGTAGTAACTGCCATATTGAGGCTCAACCCCGTATTTCAGCCATTCTTCTTTGAAAACATCGGCTCCAGCATTGTTGAAGCTCGCCTTGTATTCTTGGTTGAAGGCAAAGGTTGACATAGTTTTCTTGGCATTTTCGATCTCTTTTGGGTCGATCAGAGGGTTATCAGCCGTAGTGAAGTGCCAAGATTTCCATTCTGGGTCTTCCTCTTCCAAGCCAAGTTTGTACATATCGTAGAACCAGTTTCTGCCCTTTGGCGTACCAATGAACAGTCCCCTGCCTTTTTTGTCTGACAGGGCGGCTCGGATGACTTGTTCCCAGGCTTCAGGCTTAATATCAGCCACTTCGTCTAAAACCACGAATGTCAGGCTCACGCCACGAAGCGTATCTGGTCTATCAGCCCCACGGACATAGATTTTTGCCCCGTTGATCAGGGTGATGTCTTGGTTATTCACATGGCTACCAGCAATGACTTCACGCCCAATCTCCAGCAACACATCCCAAATGATCTGACGAGCCTGACCGTTGGTAGGAGCCACATACATGACTGCTGAGCCAGCAGGACAGCGCAAACCTTCAATGATCAGGCTAGTGGCGGCAAGGCGGGATTTACCACAACGCCGACCAGCGGCTACGACTTTGAAGCGGGTTTTGTCACCAAAGACAGTTTGCTGCCAAGGAAGTAACTTGAACTGTAAATCAGCCATTCTTATCCTCGACATCAATGATTTCAGACTCAGGCTCATCAGGTGAGCCTATGGATATAGGGTTATCCCCAATGCCTGTGATATTGATAGTCACGGCACTTCTTTGGTTCTTTTCTTTCTCAAACATACTGACAGGCAGGGTTCTGTCCATCAGTAGTTTGATCATAGAGGCTTGGGCAGGGTGTTCATCATTCATAGCGATTTCAATCGCTTTATGGACGACATTTGTGCCAGCAGAGTTGAGGAGGATGTTTTTCAGGGCTTTGAGTCTTTGCCCTTCAGTAACTGGTAGTAAGTCTTGCTTCTGTTTAGACAAGTCTTTTACAGTCATCTGACCAATTGTTTTCTTAGGTCGACCACGACCTCTCTTGACGGAAACATCACTCATTCTTTTGCCCATAGAAGGAAGTTATGGAGTAGGGTAATCCCATTGACAAAAACTGTCAAGGCGCTAGAATATGGATTGTTCGTTCGTGCCGAACAAAGAGTCCATTGGCAGAGGTACAGCCCTTGCTTTGCAGGGGGCACGACTGTATCTCTACCAGTGGGCTTTTTTCATGGCAATCTACACAAAGCAGGGCATGGCAGCAGTCAAGCTCAGTCGCAAGAAAAAGGCGGCTAAGGCTAAGAAAACGCTAGAAAAACTGGCAATGAGTAGTTCTGTCATCAGGGATTTGATCAACCAAAAGGCATCCCAGATCGGTTATGCCATAGCCAAGAAAAGCCAGCCAAAGCCAAAGCCCAAGTTTGAGCCAACCCCTGTCTATCAGGTCGGAATGGGCAAACTCTTCTATAAGACTAGGGAATGGCGGGAACTCCGTTACAAGGTGCTCGTCAGGTTTGGTAAGAAATGCCAGTGTTGCGGGGAAACTGGTGGTTATATCCATGTCGACCATATCAAGCCAAGGTCGCTTTTCCCAGACTTAGAACTTGACGAAAACAACTTGCAAGTACTTTGCGAGGCGTGTAACATAGGCAAATCGAACCTTGATTCGACAGATTGGCGTTAAGAGTTAAAGGGATGTCGGGTGTGGCAGTCGCACCCTCAAAGGCATGAGATATACGGATGTCCCCACTGCGAAGAGCAGGGCAATCCTCACCAGGAAGTCAGGGGACGGTGGCTAAAGAATGGTACGCATTGAGGAAGCTCAGTAATACGACCTGATCGCCACCATAGGGACTAACTCACCCTAACCGCTAAACGACACCCACCACTTTAGTCAGTGGATTCTCAAGACCATGAGAATTGCTACGACTGCCTTCTCACGCCTATACCATTCGTCCGACCTTCTTCTTGCTACCTAGTCGTCTCCATTGTGTTTTCTAAATTGCCTTTTTCAGAGTTTGGGTGGCTCCTACAAATCTTCCTCACCACACACACCCCTCCCCCCCTACCATGTCTCTCAAAAACAACACCATGCCAGCAGATACCCTAGGGGGTATATGACCAAGTGGGCAAGCATACCCTGGGGAGTATTTATATATACCCTAGGGGGTATGCGAGGGAAGCACCATCCCAAGGGGACTAATTACCCTCACTCAGATATCTAATCCAAGCATATCCAACCCTCACCTATAACTTCAATGATGATAATAACTTATTGCTTTAATCTTAAGGGAAAACCATTATCGTTGATTTATAAGGGAAATATGGGGGTTGGCACGATTCTTCCCTGCTATATAGGTATGAGGGTAAAAAATTTATTCTCATACTTCATCAACTTTTCAAGAGGTGTCAAGATGCTCAACAAATCCGAATTATTCAAAGTTTCCCAGATTCTCACTGATGGCCACTATGGGTCATTTATGAGCGCCATTGGGTGTGCCCTTCAACTGGCCGACTCTGTCAACTCCAAACGCCTTTATGAGGCTTTTGGGGACAAATTCGAGGCGATCTACTCCAACTTCCTCAAAGCCCAAGAGTTTGAAGCCGAAACCCGCACATTGTCGGAATATGAAATTGAGGCGACTGTTGAAAAGCACATGAATCGCTTGGACAAAAAGCTCATGCAAGGTCATATCACTCAGACCGAATATGACCAGCAAGTGAGCATTTTAGATAAATGGGCCATTCAGCAGGCCAATGCCTAATCCCTTCCAACTCAACTCAAATAGGTGTCAATCATGCAAAAACCCGATCTCATCGTTTCCATTGGTTCCATCATTGGGGCTTTCTTTCTCGCCTGTATCTTGATTGTGTGGGGGTGAACCATGACAAGCATTAAAACCCTTGAAAATTCGATCTATTGGCAAAATGTTGTCTTGAAGCAGTCTAAGTGCCCGAAGCAAAAAGAACGGGTAAGACAATCCATCGCAAGACTTGAAGCCCAATTGCAAGCCCTCAAAAGTGAAAAGGTGTAACCATGAAACTCGATACATTTTCAAACCCTAAATCAACCCTCGTTCGACAAGGTTTCACTGATCAAGACACATGGCGTAAAGCCCTTGGAAATCTTGAACCCTTGCATTGTTTTGCCCTGTTGGGTGGATGCATTGATGCCCCTAATGTTATCCCTGCTGGGGGCATGAAATCGGGTAAGAATGGTGTTTTCCAGCTTCCTAGTTTCAGGGATTAAAACCCATACCATCGCCCATTATCTAGTGGGCTTTGGCCTGGGCTTTTCCAGGTTCACTAAATAGGTGTCAACATGAAACGCATCGAAAAACAATCATTGTTTGAACAATTCGCAGGGGCCGATCTTGATCGTCTTGCAGAGTGCTTAAAAGCCATCCGAGAAAATGGGCTTTCAACTTCACCCTATACCCAAGCAGGTGTCAACCAATCGTCTGGCAATGTTTGGGTTTGGGATGAAGACTGGGTAGGTTGCGTTTATTGTTCCATTGGGTTTGATGTTCAATGGTCATGGTCATGCGGTCAATGTGGCGAAGAATACGACTTCGACACTTATCAGGAAATGGACGATTTTGTATCTCGCCAGAATGACCTTACAGACTGCAATGGGTGCGAGTCTTGCCACGATGTTAAGGTGGCAGCATGAGCAAAAAAGAATATCTCGCCCTGATTCTGTCCCTGCTTCGCCCTGATGAGATCAAACTAAGCGCAGCCAACCCAACCCAATACATGACTAAAACCCATGTTTTGCTGCACTATGTCGCACTTCGTAGGCTTGGGATTAACCCATGATCTACGCCAGTCTTGCCCTAATCCTTAGAATCATATTCAGACGCAAGTAAACACTCACTCACTTTCCCCAAGGTTTGCCCCTTTTTTGGGGCTTTTTTTCGCCCCTAGTTTCAGGCATTTTGACCTCTTACCCTTCAACACTATCGTCTGACCCTGAAAAAACGGCTTGTAGGGCGTTTAAATCGGTTTTAGAGGCATTTTCTAGGGCTTGGTAGTCCTCCCAATTCATCACCAATTCAGGATTGACCCTGACCGCCAGCCCAACATAGTCCAAATTCAGATCATCCCTAAGCCCAATGTTGTAAAAATGAGACACCCAAGTCATGGCTACCCTAAACCCTTCAGCCCTGACCCCATTGCCCAAGGTTTGCAATATCTGGGCTTCAGCTTGGGTTAACTTGGTTTGAAATAGGACTGTTTTCACGCTTAACCCCTTGATGGACTTGCCGCCAGTAATCGGCTATCAGCAAAGCCTCAGCCACGCCATGATCTTTTTTTCTCTTGAGTGGCGCTTCAGGCCAGATCATCCTGGCCACATCGAGGCTTTCATCCTTGTTGCTGGTTAGATGCCAATACTTTTTCCATGTTTGAGGGGCTACCATATGCACAGGGTATCGGGTTAATTCACAGACGGCCTCTATAACGCCGACAGCACGCATAAAACGGGCTGTTGAGGCTATTCCCTGCCCAGGCATAGAGTGAACATTCTCGATGGCAATTTCAGCCCCTTCTTTCGGGTCGATCAGCTTCAGTAGTGAGTTTTTAAACACGATGGGCAAAATTCGCTTGTCCTGATGCTCAATCATGAACGCCCCGATAAAGTTGCCATGATGGTCGATTGCGCCTACTGCGCCGCTTATCAAGCCTGGGTCAATTCCGCAGTAAATCATATCAATCCCCACAAAAACAGGCAATTGCTTCATCTTCACCCATGAACATATCAGTCTGTTCTTGAGAGAATTTCAGCATTTGAGCATAAGATGGTCTGTCTTGTCTAAAAACATCACCAGATGTTTTGCTTGCAGATGATGTAGCTTCCATTTTTGCCCACCAAATAGCCCTTTCTGGCTTTTCTCTAATCAGACTAAAAATTTGGCTTTGGCCCTTCAGAAAGCAAAGGTCACAATTACCATGGTAAGTAACCCCATTTATGTTTGGCAATCCAAGATCAAAGTCTTGTTGCTTCCAAAATTCCGCTATAGTTTCTTTTGTAACTCCAGCAGCGGCTAGAGGCGCTCTGTCTCGACCAATCTTAGCCAATCTTCTAGGCTCATCTGCTCTTATGCCCACCCATGACATAGTTTCCCCATGGCTTCTTGTATCAGTCATGCCGATTGAGTGAAGGTAGTTTGATATGGTTCTGATCTTCATCTCAATTGTGCAAAAACGAGTAACTGGATTAGGAAGATAGTTTTTCATCTTGATGACCGCTTCAAAAGGCTCGCCATTTCGACTTGCAGTTTCATAAGTCACGACTTTGAATCTCTTTGAAGATTCCTCATGCATTTGGAACTCAAGCCAGACTATTGGCACATTCCAATGTGTTTCGCAGTCATGAACGAATTTCAGAGTTGCTTCATCTTCTTTGCCTGTGTTGGCAAAACACACAACAGCTTCTTCTGGCAAGCTCATGTCGTGAGCCTCGAGCACCCTATAGAGCATGTAAGCACTTGTCCTGCCGCCTGAAAAGCTAATACAGGTAGGCTCTGTGATCTTAAATGGATTCATACGCAAACCCTCATCTTGAGTTTAGTTTGCCCTTTGGCTGGCAAAAGCTCTTCAGCAAAGACCTCTCTATCCCCAATGACATAACTCACCCTACCAAACTTGTTCATCTTAACATTCTTGACAACACCTATAAACGGATCTCCAGAAAAAGGGTAGACAGGCACTCTATCGCCAACCTTGCAATGAACCTTCTTGTAGTCAATGTCATGTCTCATGGCTTTCCTTAATCGTCATAGTCACACTCACAATGAGCCATGAAGTTGTAGCAGTTCACACAATACCCTGCTTCAACCATCTGAATACGCACTTCATGTTTCAAAGTTCCGTATGCTTCACGCTCTTTATCTGTCCAACCATCGGTTTTGATCCTGAAGTCAAGTAGCCTAGCAACGGACTCCAATAGATCTTCGTTTTGCTTGAACACATTAGCCGATCTTTCGATCAGTTTTTTGTTGCCTTCGAGCAAGTCATCAATCCGCTTTTGTTGCTCTTCAATCACTCTTGTCAACGCTTCCATCTTTTACTCTCCTTAAAAACTCGTCTTTGAAGCCTGTAAACAGTCCTGATGGGTCATTGTCCAAGTCCTTCACCGTCCACCAGATATGTGCTTTCCAGCCTGGATGCTTGGCAAGTCTCAGGCAATGGTTCATCCATTGTTGATAAATCCCCTGTGATCCACAAGGCTCTGGTGACTGTGAGCATGGAGTGGCATTGTCGCTCTTTGTGTTCATCAAGTATTCGGTTTGCTTGGTTAATGTTCATAGGTCAATCTTCAGCGCCTGTTTTGCAAATTTCAGGCTCAAGGCATGAACCTCTATGCCAGCGTTATGCCTGTCAAGAATCCTCTTTGCCCAGCCTTTAGGGTCGCCTGCATAGTCGTTGGGTTGCAAGTGCATTGAACCATACTCAATTGGTTTTGAGCCAAACCACTGATGAAAACTGCATTTTGGCTTGCCATCCATCTGCACAGACCAGCGGTTCGTGCAACCATTGGCTGAACAGTAAAGGTCATCAGTAGATACCTCTTCTTTTTTCTCGGCTTTGATAAAACTCATTTGTTGTATTTCCCATCAATTATTTTGGCAAAGTTGTTGGCAGTCACAATCCAAGGAAGGTCAGCTTGCCAAACCCTGCCTCCATTCTCAAACCCTTTTGTAAGTTTCGTGTCATTCGCAATGTAGGAAAAGAACGAATCCCACCATGCAAGCCCATCAGATTCGGTTTTATAGCCATCAGGCGAAAAGGTAGATGGTTTAGCAGCCTGAAGCCATCTCTGGCGCAACATGGATGCCCTATTGCCATCCCAAACCCTTGGTTGTGGCAAATGCCCTAAGTGCTTTGAATAAAGTGAAAGAATCTTTTGATGAGGGCAGGGAGGAAACGCAGTTTCCGACAAAGATGCGTAAGCATCTATATGTTCCACTTCCTTTCCTTTCCTTTCCTTTCCTGTAGGTAGTCCTACCGTATCACTACCGTAGTCCTCCTGTAGTTTTTCTAAGTCTTTGATTTTGCTAGGTGTTTTTTTGTTGATGACCTGATGTTTTAAAAAGTTGACAATATGCCCATAAGACTTGCCATCAGTGCCATCAAACACCCTGATATAACCAATACTGGACAACTCCCGTAGTGCTACCGTAGTGGTAACGGAGAGTTTTCTGAGTGGAAAAACATCGGATTCAACCAACTTAGGATTGGCATTGAAATAGCCTTCATCATCACAATGGTTGAGCAGCCCAATAGCCAAAAGACAGGCTTCTGCCGACACATTAGAGAGATTCTCGTCACGCCAAAACTCAGGTTTGATTGTTCTAATTCTTGCCATCATTGACCCCTTAAGCGCCTATGACAAACGCCACAAAAATAAAGAAAAGTTCTTTTTCCTCCGTGTGGAAACTTTGCTCTGGCAATTTCGGCAGCATCCTTAACTGCATAAAAATCCAAATTAGTCAAAAATCGTTTAATACTAATTAACCAATCGTGCTTCATCCCATTTACGGGGCTATCGGTATCAATGATGTCAGCAATAACCCACATTTCATCTTCTAATCGGTCATCACGATCTTTGATTACCTCGTAATAACCTTTTAATTGTTGCTCTTGTTCGGCAATGAGGGTCGCTTTTTCTTTCAGGCTTTGTGGGACATTGCTAAGAAGACTTGTTCCTTTGCCCAAGTTACATGGCTGACAACTTGTGATTAAATTGTCAATGTCGTTTGTTCCGCCATCAACTACAGGATGAATGTGATCAACCTGTAAAACAACACTTGGAGGATGTGCGCCACAATAAGCGCATTGAAACTGGTCACGCTTAAAAACTTCAAAGCGTAACTTCTTGCTAAGGTTTTTTCTCATGAATTTTCCGCTCTCAAGACCTCTCTAAAAGAAACGCAGGCAGGCGGAGAGGGTTCGCTTTTCGATAGGCTCATGACTTCCTATCTAGCCAGGTTTCAAATTTATCCTAGCATGATTTTTTTGTCAACGCTAGATTAAAAACAGTTTGTTGTGCAATTACCAAAATAGCAACAGGTCGTACAAGTCACTATTCTGCTTCCAGACATGATTGTGTGAGTCGAGCAATTAGCCCATACCACAGTGGTAAAAACAGCCGCTAACCAACCAAAAACAATTTTCTTGAACATGGGACACTCCTTAAAAAGAATCCACATATTACACAACTTTCGGTGTTTTCAAAATGCTATCAGAACTGAAAATCCAATAGAAAAATACAATCGTTGCTTTTTTGCACACCCTGTTGACTAAGTGTGTAATCAATGCACAATAGACCCCACTGCAACAACGCAGTGTTCAACAGGAGTCACAAAGTGAATGAATCTGACAAAATCAAGTTTGAAAAATGGGCGTTTATTCAAGACATCAACATTGACGACATCACTGAGGCCATCCAAGGCTCAGAAGCACTCTGTCAAGCCATCCGTAACAACCACTGGACTGATGTAGCCGACATCATCAGGAATCGCATTGAGAACACTGCTCAGATGACAGCAGAGTTCCGTGTCATGGTCATGGATGATGAATACCCTACAAAGCCAATTGATGATGTGCAAGAACTTGAAGAGTATCAGTTGCGCCAGATCGAGCGTCAGCAACAAGCTCTAGAGCGTAAGAAACAGGCCATCACCAATAAACTCGCCCTAGACGATGATGAACTCAAAGTGCATGAGATCAACCTCATGCTGATCAGCTCACTCAAACGCTATGTCAAGACGGACATCATGGTAGGCACAACAGACAACACAATTTACAAGGATGCCAAGGCACTTCTTGAAACTCTGGGAGAGATGTGATGCAAATGAAGATTCATTCTGAGAAGAAGATCAATGAGGCATACGATGCTCATTCAGGCATGGAATACTGCTATTTCTGCATGAGAGAGCGTCTGAGCCGTGATGAGTGCTGCGGTCAGTCATCCTGGCTCAAGTTCCGTGATCTGTCTGCTGACAGTCGCTATTCCATCGCCATCAACTATCTCAACCAGTTGGAGAGCAAATGATGGACAAAGAGGCTTTGCGTAAACTGATCTGGGACGACCAGATGAGAGACTCAACAGAGTATTGCTGCTATTGTGGGCAAGAAAAATATCGCCTTGGCTGCTGTGGTGAGGCCCACTACGAGACTTTTGCCGAGATGGAAAAGGAAAAACAAGATTACATCGTTGATTCGTTGCTTGATGATGAACTGGAGGGTAAATAATGACTAAGCCAACAGGAATTAGCATGGATATTCCAGACCCAACTAAGAAGGGAGACAAGTTCTTGGTCACAGTCAAAATTGTAAACATGACTAGAACTCCAGTTGCAAAGTTGGAGTGCCACGGAACCTATGACAGGAAAACAATTGATGCAATCTTAAATCTAATGGGGGTCAAATGAAACTCAAGGCAATCAAGATGGAACATCGCCCACAGACTGAGGTTCGCCCTCAGACCTTGCTAGACAAGAAATTCGTGTATGTGCCAGCATCAGCCACTGATGTGACGCAAACATGGAAGAAGTTTGGTTGGACACCCATTGAGAACAAGGAAAAGCATTATGAGCAAAAGTGAGTTTGTTGATTACAGCAGTTTGCTGATGGAGATGGAGCGTGTGGTCAGGAGTCTGCACGACAAATGCCTGCACAAGCAGTATGAGGGCTATATGGCTGACATTGCTGAGTTGCACTCTAAGGCCACTCTACTAGGCGCTTGGATTGCAGCAGAGCAACTCAAAAGGAGCTTCAAATGAGTGACGATGCTTGGCAAGATTTAGGGTCGTTCAATGGCGACTGGTATTACATGAAAGTCATTGATCAAGACTTTGATTGCGATGGAAGATTCGAATGTAAATATGAAATCTTCATCAACGATGATGACGAGCCTGTCTTCAAGAATGATGAAGATGAGCCATTCACAGGCGATCTGCCAGAGAACATCATCAAAGACATTAAGAAGGTCATTGAAAGGCTAAAACATGAATACAGAGACTGGCTCTATCAACCTGACTAGCAATAGCCCGAGAGAAGAAGAGTTGCTGACAAGGCTTAACTCTTTGGAAACTCAGGTGAATGACTTTGTGGTCATGTTGGGTCAGCACAACAAGCAGATACACAGAATGTCAATCATCATCTCTGATCTGCTGAAAAAACTTGAGTCAACAGGCGACAAAAATTTATAATCAATCTTCAATCAACAGGAGTTACCTATGAATGTGTATCAAAAACTCAATGAAGCTCGTGAACGCTTCCATCAATCAAAACTCAACAAGTCTGGTCAAAACAAGTTCGCTGGTTACAAATACTTTGAACTATCAGACTTCGTAGTTCCCGCCTTGCAAATCTTCAAAGAGGTTGGTCTAACCTCAGTGATTAGCTTTGGCAAAGAAACAGCAGATATGCGTATTGTCAACAACGAGAAGCCAGATGAGGTCATCGTTATTGAATCCCCCATGTCATCAGCCGCACTCAAAGGTTGCCATGAGGTGCAAAACCTTGGCGCTGTGCAGACCTACCTCAGACGCTATCTGTGGGTGGCAGCACTTGAGATTGTTGAGCATGATGCGCTAGATGCCACAACAGGCAAGAAAGGTGATGGCCCTGTCGTTCGTCCTACCAAAGTAGAGGTAGACGAGTCACGAGAGAGCCTATTACAAGATGTCGCAATCGCCATCCAAGACCGCTTTGATGCCGACGACATTATTGGCGCATGGGAAGAGTTCTCGGGTCTGACAGACGCTGACGAGAAAACCCATGTTTGGGGGCAACTGCCCAGCAATGTGCGATCAGCACTCAAGAAGCACAATGAATCACTGAAAGGCAAATGATGGAAAAGCAAGCACGAGATAACTCAGGCGTTTTGTTCAAAAACGACAAGAAAGAGTCTGAGAAACACCCCGATTACAAGGGAAGCATGATTGTCAATGGCACTGACTATTGGCTATCAGCCTGGATTAAAGAGGGCAAGAGTGGCAAATTTATGGGTCTGGCACTGTCGCCCAAGGATGAGCAACCGCCTGCCAAGTCAACTCCTCGTCCGTCTAAAGAGATGGATGACGATTTGCCATTCTGAGTTACGGGGGAAAGTGGATGCTGGCGGCATAGCAAATGCGTGTCGAAAGTACCTTCCAGACGCAGCGAGTACCCCACCATTTTTCATAGGAGTCAATCATGTTCAATCCATTTCAATTCGTCAAAGAGAAGTTCGGCACACCCATCCATAGGCTGGTTCGTAGAGATGACCCTGTAACCTCGTATGAGGCAGCAGAGAAAATCGATACAACAAAGATGGAGCAAATGGTCTTGGAGGCCATAAAACGCTTCCCAGAGGGTTGTATTTCAGATGAAGTGCTTGCCGAGTTCCCGCATCTCCCATACTCTTCTGTGACTGGTAGATTCAAAGCCCTATACGAAAAGGGTCACATTGAAATTATTGGTGTTCGCAAAGGCAAATCAGGTCGTAATCAACGAATTATGAGGGCAACATGATTGAAGCTCAAAAGGTCTTTGAAATGCTAATGAAGGCAAACGGCTATTCAAAGGAAGAGTTGAAAAGAAAAAATCAGGGCTATGTCAGCAATACTGTCCAGACCCGCTGGAAATACTTTCTTTTGGGCTGGGAAATGAGAGGATTGAAATGAAAGACGAAGCATTGAGGCTGGCGTTGGAGGCGTTGGGACATTTTGAAAAAGCAGGGTTGACAACACTAAGGACGATTGACGCCATCACCGCCATCAAACAAGCCTTGGAACAACCAGAGCCTGTCATAGACCATTCTGCGGCTGTTCGTATAGCAACTGCATTGGGTTGGGAGCCAAAGCGTAAGCCAGAGCCAGAGCCTGTGGCGTTAGGACACAAAGAGAAAGACAAATACGAATTTGTGCCAACAGCAAAATGGTTCGGTGAATTGCCTGATGGGGTTCATCACCTCTACACATCCCCACCCAAGCGTGAATGGCAGGGGCTGACGGATGTTGATGTATCAAAGATTCTTGATGAACAAAATGGTTTTTACACATTTGAAAAATGTTTTAATTTTGCAAAAGCCATTGAAGCCAAACTCAAGGAGAAGAACCATGACTCAAGATGAAATTCTCCAAATGGCAAGACAGGCTGGTTTTGAGTCACACGATGTCATGATTAACCATCGAAAAGAATTGGTGCGTTTCTACGCCCTTGCTATTGCCCATGAGCGTGAGGCGTGTGCCCAACTGTGTGAAGACCTATGGGAAGATGATGGAACGGCTTGGGACTGTGCTGTTGCAATAGAAAGCAGAGGAAACAAATGAGAGGTGGAGCACGACCAGGGGCTGGAAAAAAGCCAGCTAATTTTGATCATGCAAGGGCACAGAAGCTCAAAGAACAGGGGTTTTCTCACCAAGAGATTGCCAGTCGGTTTGGAGTGAGCAAATGGGCTATTGATTGGTTCTTCAGGAGAAAGCGTGAAAAAGCCGCATACACCAGCAATCAGAGCAGTTCTCAGGGACAACCCTAATGGCAAAACTGCCAAGCAAATCCATGCTGAATTGCCTCACATCTATCACATCAAAACCATCAAGAGCAGTCTGAGAAAGATGCCTGATGCCTACATTGATAGGTGGGTCAGAGAGCCAGGGTCAAGGGGTCAGTATCAGGCAGTCTTTATGGTAGTTGTCCCGCCACAAGATTGTCCTCACCCCAAAGACCGATTCAAAGAGGTTTGCAAAAGCAGATGGGTGGATATAAGAACTTAGAATGTCGCTAAAACACGCTCATAGCGACTTTTACGGTCTGCCAAGCCGATCAATCCACCATTGATTCGTTTGGTTAGACCGTCAAAATCGTTATTGTCAGCAAATTCAAAGCACTTATTGGTCTTCCAAAACCATCCAGCACTCATGGCAGCATACTGAGGCTCTAAAAGGAGGTCAGGAGAGCCTACAAGGTCGATTCCTAGCCCCTGACCACACCGAGTGTAGTTATCCTTGCCTGTGAGCTGTTTTAAGCCTCTACCACGGTATTTCCAGCCTTCTCCAGACTCAATAGACCCATTGCCCATTCGGGCAGAATAGACTACATTAGCGATCATCTCTGGTTTGCGATGCAGAGCAAGGGCAAACTTGTTAGGCTTATTTTTGCCATTTTCTTTGATGGGCTTGCCATCAGGCCCTTTTTCAGCGAATCGATTAGGCCAAACTACCGCCATTGTGTCGGCAGAGTAGTTCAGATTCTCTGTCAAAGCAGTAAATCCAGCCGATTCATGGGCAGTCTGAGCCAAGAAACCAGCAATCCTACGCTCATTACTGATCTGAAACTGACTGCAAGTATGTTGGATGGCTGAGAGCCATTTATCAGGCTCTTTCACGCCAGCGGCTACCAATTGCTCTATTGCAGGGGTCATTTCTTGTCATCCTTCATCCGTGAGCCTTGACTAGACCCCAGAAGGAAGGCAAACATAGAGGTCACAACACTGCCCATCACATAGCCGACAATCGTGTCTGCAAAGCGCATATTTTGGTCAGGAATGTCCAGCCAAATCAGGCTAGGAATGAATGCTGCGGCAAAGATAGACCAAAAACCAATGAAGAAATAGACGAAACGGCGCACCAATGGGTCATCTGACTTCATGGCCTGCATCTGCATATCAGTGGCTCTCTGACGGCTCTTTTCGTCCAGTTCAGCCATGAACTCTTCGTGTTTCATAGCCGCTTCTTTGAGCTTAGAGACATCTTCCTGGCTCATCTGACCTTCAGGCTTTAACTCTACGCCCAGCTTGCCCTGAACATAGTCAACGCCCTTCTCCATGACCGCATCAGCCACCTTTGGCAAGCCATTGCTAATCAGCCCAGAAACAATACTAGCGATCATTGGTAGCATCAGTCTTCTCCTTTACCCATTCAGGTTTATCGCCTCTACCCGTCCAAGTGCCCTTTTCTTCAGGCTTCTCAGGGTCAGGCTCCTTGCTCAAAGCCTCTTTCACCATGTCTTTGCCCTTAATAGCAAGCAAAGTGCCCAATGAGCCAAGTATGTACTTACTCATGTCAGACAAAAGGAAGAAAAACTGTTTGTCAGCAGGGGCAATCCCAGACATTGGCTGAGGAACAAACACAAGGCTAAACATGGACAGACTGACCATGCACACCACTGTAAAACAGAAGGTGGCGGCAATCATCAGTTTGATCTTGGCTTCAATAGTTTCAGCGTTCATTGTTTTGCCCCTTAGTCAGTTCTGGCTTCATCAGTTGGTCAGGACATTCGCCCAAAATCTCGCATTCAGGACGCTTACAGGCGGGTTTATCCCAGTTCTTTGAGTCCATGCACTGATAGCGGTAGAACTCAGGCATATCACAACCAGTGAGAATGCCAGCCAACAGCACGATATAGAGCATGGCGACGGTGTATAGGGCCAACTTCTTGAGGAAGTAGCCCATAGGGTCTTCATCGTTCATTTGAACCACCCTTGTTCTTTGGCGTACAACAAACCCTGAATCAGCACCCAGATCAGCGGAGGAACCAGAAGCACGAGAAGGCCAATAGCAATGCCTATCTCAACCATCTGAGCCATCTTCTTAGCCCGTTTCTTGGCGGCATCATTGGCACGGCGACGAGCCTCACGCTCTGCCTGTTCGCCCTCAGCCACACGCTTTTGGATGGCTTCCCAAACATCAGCCCGTCCAGTCTGGAAGAAGATCATCTTCAGACCCTCTTCCCACTCCCTTTGTTGCATCAGTTGAATCTCAATCTCAACTGCTTTGGCAAGGGATGAGCCACCCTCTTTCTTGGCCTGCTCTAGCGCCTGCGTAGCGTCCTTCTTAGCCCCAAAATACTGCCCCAGCATAGGAGCGAGTGAGCCAACATCATTAACAGTCTTCTGAGCCTGTTTAATGACTTGTACAGCCTTCTGTACGGCTGCAAAGGCGGCTAATGCAGTGCTGATCGGTTCCATGATTACTCTTCAGTTAGGGACTGTGCCGCCTCCCGTAATACCGCACTGCCAGTCAAGCCAGTTTTAGTGCTCCATTTCGTCGGGTCTGCCATCAAAGAAAGAACTTTGTTGCGCTCAACCGCAGGCAATTGCTCAAGAATATTGGCAGCACCAGCAGGGGATTTCATGGCCTGAGTCAGCAAATTGATGGTTTCTTTGCCAACAGCCTTTTCAAATTCGGAAAGCGCCTTGTTTCCAGCAGAAGCCCAGAAACTTAGGAAAGACGGAAATCTAAACACAGATGTCTGTTGTTTAATCAGTTCAGACAAGGCTTTTTTGCCTTCAGAAGCCTGTTCAGCCACAGAAAGCTGAGTCATACGCTTTTGAGCCTGCTCTGTAAGCGTAGACAAAGCATTGTCAGACAGTTCGGTAGCAATGTTGTATCGACCAGGGCCAAGAATCTTCTCAACGGCCTCAGGAGACTCATTGTTGACCAGCCTGACAAACTCATCAGGATTGGTTTTCCAGAGCCTCAGAGCCTCTCCAGATAACTTTCTCTCGGCAATCCGTTGCATACCCTTGGCATAGTCATCTAAATACTGCCGATAACCAACGCCTCCAGCATCCTCAATGGCATTGACAAGCAATGGCTTGATGTCTGTCAGCACCTTGGATGCAAGGTTTCTCTGCGCCGTAGCATCCATGCCTGGACGCAGTTTTTGAATGGCAGCATTGACAGAGTTCTTGCGAATTGCATCTAAGGCACGGGCATCAATGATTCCACCGTTATTAGTCCATTTTGCAATGTCATCGGCAACACTGTTGACAGCCCCAATCAGAACATCATCTCCAGCAAAAGACGGATTGTCTGCAATGCTTGATATTCTTTGCGCCAAGGCATTGCCTTGTAGTGGCTTAATTCCAACACTTCTTAGAGCATCAGCCGCACTTTGGGCGAATCGAGAGCCTTGACCAAGATCAAGAGATGCCTGAGCAGCTCTGTCTGACCATTCTCCAAAGGCTTTCTCAGCTAACTCATTTTTATATGTGTATTTGGTAAGCCCAACAGGAAGACCACGCTTGATCAAATCAAGTCGGGCAGAAGCCTGAGCCAATTCACCTGCCTTTATCAAATCACGCACTTTTTGAACTTCATCCGCCGCTTCTGCGGAGAGTTTTCCAGCCTCGGCCTCATATTCAGCAACGGCTCTACCAAGATTGGCACGATTCAAAGCTGTTTCACGAACTGGCCCAGTAACCGTTGTCAGTGCAGACTTAGCATTTTCCAAAATTTGCCTAGTTTCTGCGGCATTTTCTCCACCAGCCAACTTAGATAAAGCCTTCAAAGACTCATCTTCACCAAACATCCGAACTTTTCTAACAAACTGTGGGTCACGCTCAAGAGCATTACTCACCAAAGCCTGCCAAGTTGGGTTTTCAATTGATGCGGTAATTTCAGCCACGCTCTGACCAGGCTTGGCATTTTTAAGGATGTCTAATACCGCAGGCAAGTCTTTTCCAAGAGTCTCCCTTGCAATCTGACCAGCCTTTAGTTGTGCAGAAGATGGTGCAGAGGGCAAAACAACATCAGCAACTCTTCCAAGGCCACGAGCAATCAATGGCGCAGCAACTCGACCAGCGGCCTCATAAGTTGCGCCTTCAAGGATATTCTGAATAGGCTCTGTTACTTGTTGAATGCCTTGTCTTGGAGCCTGACCGCCAAAATAAATATCTGCAAGGTTCAAAGCCTCTTTGCTTATGCCATAGCCAAGGCCAGCACCGCCAAGCATCCCCATCGGGCCAGCAGGCGCACCAAGAACGCCTCCAGCAACAGAGCCAAGCGCCTCAACAGTTGGCGCAATAACAGGCTTGATTGTTTGATAAACCTGTTGTCTTGTTGGCATTTCTCTTGTCGCAATTAAAGGTATTCCTTCTGGTGAATACATTGCTCCAGAATCTTCAGATTCTTGTGCCTGAGGAACTGCGCCAAAATCTGCTTCTTTGGCTAACCCATTCCTAATGGCTAGAGCCTGAATTTGCGCCTTGGATGTTCCTTCAGGCACATTCTTGATTACAGTTCCATTTGGAAGACGAACATCCATGTCATCACCTTATTTCAGTGAATTGAAATCTACCACGCCACCAGCACCAGTTACATCAGGACGCTGGCGCTCTTCAGGCAATTTGCCCAAAGCAGAATTTTGCCAACGAGTGTAGCTTTCTCTGATTTGCCTCAGATTCTGACGAAGCGCATCAGGAGATAGTCCTTGATCAAGCGACGACAGTGCGCCTTCGAGAGATGCCAATTCCCTGTTGGAAACTTGACCCAAAGCGCCTCCAGTCGGACTAGCATTACGCATTTGTTGAAGCTGATCAAAGCCCAATCGAGCCTTGATTGTTCCAAGAACAGTTGAAAGCTCTTTTGCAGGAGTTCCAGGGACAATTGATAAGTAACTGCCAACACCAGTAGTTCCTCTGCCCACCAATTTCTCAGCTTCAACAATCTTGTCCAGCACAACCTTTGTATTGTCAACAACACCTTCAGCGGTTGACAATTGCTTTTCAATAGCATCCTGTTTCTTCTGCCGCAACGCATCAATCTTTTCTTGAATCAATTGTTGCTGCAAAGAGGTAGTTCCAGCCTTCAAATCAGCCTGTAAACGAGCCAATTCACGCTTGAAATCTTGATCTTTGTCCATCTGCTCACGACGGAATTGATTTTGATCTTCTTGAATGCGGCGACGCTCCGCAAGTTGCGCCTCAAGATTACTCTTACGCTCTATTGCTTGCAAAACAGTCTTGGGGTCGCCATAACGACGCAAAATGGCTTGAATTTGTTGTTCAGTAGCATCTTCAGGCAATTGAGACAAAGCCGACTGAAGTTGCTGTTCACGCTGACCAGTAATCTCAGCAGAAGCCAATTGTTGTTGGCTAAGTCGAGTCTTTGCAACTTGACTAGCCATTTGATTTGCAACATTAGCAGCCTGTAAAGCACCTTGAATGTCTCCAGCCTGTTGCAATGCTTGAGCAAACTGGCCTAAACCTTCTGGCGTATTGACATCAAACTGACGAGCCAGAGCATTACGATTACTGATCATCTTCAGCATCGGGTCTTCAATGCCAAAAGCACCGCCAATGCCCTGACCAGCCATGTAAGCACCAGCCTGTGTCAGTGCCCCAGCCCTCTGCAAAGGGCTAAGTTCTTGCATTTTGATGGCATCCGAAAGTGCCTGACGATTCATCTGCTGCTGGTACATCTCAGGAGATACACCAAACAGGCTTCCAACAATGTCTGTTGCCATTCTTTGCTCCTTAGATAAACAGACCGTAATCTTGGTTTCCATAGGCAAGGCCAGTGCCAAACCCTGAACTACCTAGAGCAGTGTTGGCAAGAGAAGCCTGTGTTCCACTGCCAAGCATTCCAATTCCAGCGCCAAGTAAACCACTTACGCCTTGACCAATCAATCCAGCCGCCAAAGGACTCTGACCTAAGCCACCCAAAATCTGAGAGGCAGGGCTGTAAGCATTGGCAGGATATATCGCTTGAGCCGCACCCAAGTTGCCTTGCAACCCAAGCGAACCAGCACGATAACCAGCCGTAGAAGCCAGATTAGCCAAGTTTGCAGACAGACCCAAAGGCTGTTGAGCCTGAGTCTCAATTCCGCTAACACCAGCCAAATACTGACTAAACGGTGTCAAAGCAGCCTGCTGACCAGCATAACGCTGACCAAGCAAGTTGGCTCCCTGACCAAACAACCCTGCACCAAACTGAGTAGCCTGTTGACCAGCCTGCTCACCTTGGGCGGCTAGTTGCAGATTCTGCTGGGCAAGAGCGTTGTAGTATGCCGCCAACTCAGGGCTAGTGGGTTGCAATTCACCACCTTGAGCCACCGCCAAACCACCACGACCAGTGCGCTGTAAGCGATTCTGAATGCTTGCCAATTGACGCTCTTGTTCAGGGCGCAAAACGGCTTGTTGACGCTCAACATACTGCTGGGCAACTTCTTGGGGTGAACGAGCCAAATACTTCTCGCCAAGACCAAATAGACCTTGTGCCGCACCGCCCAAAGGAGCAAATTCTGCTTGAGCCTGCTCTGCCTGAGTCAATCCTGTGCCTGCCAAGCCCATCAAACGGTCTTGCAGAGCCTTCATTTCAGGAGAAACGCCGTATCCAGCAGCCTCTAATTGCCCAGTCTGCGGATTAACTTGGAAGTTTGATGTGCCAAATCGAGTTGTGATGCCAACAGGTCGGAATTGAGCCTGTGCAGAAGCCTGTTGAGCCGCCGCACGAAGTTGATCTGCCAATTGACGACGAGCCTCAATATCTTGCTGACCTTGAATCAGACCTCCTGCACCAGTCAACAACCCTTGAGTTGTCTGAGGGCTAGTCAATCCTTTAACAATACCAGAAGCGGCTCCGCTTAGTAGACCAGCACCTCCAGCACCAAGAGCGCCGCCTGCACCAGCGGCGCCAGCACCAAGAGCACCAGCACCAGCGGCTCCTAAAGCACCTGCTCCTGCTCCAGTCATGCCAGCGGCAGCAGCCTGTTGTGCGGCAACCTCATCAGCAAGCGTCATGCCAGCCAAGCCATAATCTGCACCAGCCATTCCAGCGGCGGCAGCTTGTTGAGCCGCAACATCTTCAGCCAAACCACCTAAAAGACCGCCTTCAGTTCCAGTAGGAGCAGCCGCAAAAAGATCGGGGCCAGCGGCTACACCAGCGGCTAGTCCAACTGTTGCCCAGCCTCCAGGGATTTCATCATTGACGAAATCATCAACTTGAGAACCAAGATTGCTGACTGCATCAACTGCACCACCTACGACATCGGTTGCTGTGTCAATTACTGTTGTTACTGCGCCCATGATCGTTCCTTAAACAAGTGCTTTCCAGTTGTACTCAGGCAAGTCAGAATCAATGACCTCAACCCCCAAAGCCTTCAACATTTGGATAATCTGCGGATTGTCAGCATTGCCATACACTGCATCTAGGTCTGAACTACGGATTTTTGCAATGAACTCACGCAATGCACGAATCAATGCTGCTCGGTCATCAACCGTGTAAAGGTGCAGTTCAGCAATGCCTTTATCAATCTTCTGAACAATCAGGACGCTATTGCCAGATTGCATCAGAATCGCATTCTTTTCTTTCAAACTGCGACCAAGTTTGTTCAGAATCGGCGCAGGATTCACACCATTGCGCTTTGCATCTGCCGTGATGATTTCAGAGGGTTTCATATTTACACCGTCCCGTTAGCGATGACATTGCCAAGCACAGTCAAGTTTCCTGAGCCATCAATCTTTGCCACACTCGTGCCACTAGAGACAATGTACAAAACACCAGAAGTCTCAACGAATGAGAAGTTAGTGAATGTTCCATCTGCCTTAGTCGCAATTGCAGTGGCAATGTTATTGAATTCAGTATCAATCTCAGTTCCACGAACAATCTTGTTGGCATTACCAGAGGCAAGAGAGTCTTTGGAAGCAAAGTTTGTGGATTTCGTGTAATTCGCCATGATTTATTCCTTACATCACTTTGCCATTCTTGGCATGAATCTCAATCTTTTGGAAACTCAACAGACTTCCATTGATTTCTGCTTCATATCCAGTTTGAACAACTTTCCCAGACCCGCTGGCAGTGGAAATAAGCCTTTGAATAGCAACACCACCAGCATAGTAAGCAACTGGTGAGCCATTTGCACCATACTCAGCAACTCCATATTCAGAAATGCTTTGTGTTGGAATCAACACATTGTCTGATCTGAAATCACCAGTAAAGTCATACGCCCACTTGATCGTCACATATTGGTTTGAGCCACCAATGACAGTCAGGATGATCTTCTTCAAAATGCTTGTGACTGTTGGCTCACCAAGGTCGGTATGGTTTGTTTCATACTGCATCCGATATGTAGAAGTGTTATCGTTATAACCAGTATGAGTAGCCAAGTACCCTTCTTTTCCAATGTAGAGAGTGCCATTTTGCGAGGCAAATAGGCTTCTCGGCAGAATTGAGTCCCATGTGGTCACACGGGCGGCTCCATCTTGCAGTCCAGCCCTCATGTCAAAGCAGTAAACAATGTCTCTGCTTGGCAATGTCAGCAAATAGAAGGCATCGTTCTGGGAATAGACAGCATTGATGTTTGCCAATGTCTCACTGTTCACAATGCCCATCAAGTCATTGCGAACATTCTTAGACAAGTCACGGAAAGGAGCAGACTTCTCAGCAATCGTCCTCAAAACAGACCGAACTCCTGTATAAGACAGGAAAATAAGGTCTGTGCCTGTGTATGCCAAAGAATCTCTTGTAATGCAACCAATGCCAGTCACAACATCGTACAAAGTCATCGTGGCAGGGTCATCAACACCTGAGTAAATCAGAATGTTGTTCTTGCCAAAAATGAACAAGAATCCGTTATGGAATCCAAGCGCCTCGATGGTGTCAGTGCCATTAGGCCATACAGTAGTCGTATCCAAAGTCCCAGACGAACCACCCGTATAGGTTTGATGAGCCTTCAAGTCAGACCACTGGACAACCACTTTGTTTGTCGATGTGCTTGCGTTCCAAAGACGACCAGCAGCAGATAGAACACAGTTCCCAAGCTGGACAGTGCCTGCATAGCCAGATGCCTCGCTAATTCGCTTGAAGGTCGTTGTAGAAACACTCGGGTCAAACTGCAAAGGGTCATGGCCTGATTGGAATAGCACCAAAACGCCATTTAAAGTAGCCATCTGCCAGTTGTTAGCACTGATTGTCGGGGCAGTACCTCCCCCCCCATAGGTCAATGTCACAAGTGAAGTGCCACTGACTTTAAAGAGTTTGTTGTTTCCAGCACAGATGATGTATGAAGTGCCATCATTGGCAATCAATTCGCCAATCGCCTGAATCTGGTTCGTTCCAAGGTCTGCATTCGTAGACGAATTTACCTTCGTCCAGCCCTTACGAGCACCAATACGACCATACTGGTCAATGATGCAGTTGTTGGCAACTAAAGCAAACCCAGACGCAAGATCAAGAGATGAATCTTGTGTGTTCAGCCCAAAGAATCCTGGCGCTGTGATTGAGTAGGTTTGCAGTCTTTGAGACATTAAATGGCCTCGAAAGCGTATTTGCTGGGGTCACGAGAGTTCTCAATGGCAATCGCATCAGCCAAAGCCGCACGATACAAGCCAAAAGCCTCAGAAGAACTCAACCCACCATCTTCTCCACGCTCAACCAGAGCACGAGCCAAAGCGCCAAAGATGATTGCATCTTCTGGCATCTTCGTGGTGTCCGTGTCAGCACTGAAATCTACTTCAGGGACAATGATTGAAAAGCGAACATTGTCAGCAGAACTAGGGGCAGGATAAAACTTGATCTTTTGATCGCCGTTAGAGTCCAGTCCATCCAGTGCAACATAGTTCACAATGGTGCTCGGAGGGGTGGCTGTTGAGTAATACATCGTGTCATACCTAGCAGCCGAAACCAGTCCGACTTGGTAAAACTTCGTTGTATTGATGATGTCAACAATCTTGAATTTGGCTGTTGAGCCAGTCAGAGTGTAATTGTCGGTTTGCCCAGAAACCAAGGTGACATTGACAGCAGTATTCAGGGCAGACCAGTCAAACGCATCATTGACTTGCCGCTTTGCGTCATTAACAAACTTGCCAACCAGTGTTGATGTCGTAGTCTGAGAGACAGTCGTAACAGTAGTCTCACGCATACGAGTGAGAACATCGTTTACGATTTCAAGATATGTCGGCAGAGCCATTGATCACCTCTTTGCCTTGTTTCTTGCAGAAATCGCCTTGGCTTTCGCCTTAGCATCTGCTTTTGAGCTTGCGCCCCAGGCTTTGAGGGATAGGAGTAGTCTTGTCGGCTCACCATCTTTATACTCAGGCCCAGGCATATTGCCCATTCTTGCCAAGAAGGAGGCCCGTCGAGGGTTGTCGCCGCTTTTAACTGGAGGCTTCAAATTGCCCCCTGTTGACGCATTATAAGAGGCTCTGCCCTTGGCGTTCAACCCCCCAGAGGGAGATTTCCCCTCTTTTCTTTGCCAAGCAGGAGATTTCATTTTTTCCTCGCTGCACGGATGTTATCCACCATGTTTGGATAAGGACGACCAGCCTCTTTAGCCATCTTTTTAGCCGCCGCTTTCTTAGCGGGAGTCAGGGTTTTAGGCTTACCAAGGCTCTTGGGACGCTTTTGTTCCCAGATCGGCTTCATTTCATGCCCTTTTTCTTGGGCTTAGACATCCCAGCCTCAGACAAGGCAATAGCCACCGCCTGCTTGCGAGACTTGACCACTGGGCCTTTTTTGCCAGAATGCAAGGTTCCTTCCTTGTACTCGTGCATAACCTTGCCCACCTTTTTCATGCCCATCGACGGTTTTTTCATGGTTAATCCTTGGTTATTGGCCCACCAGACTTCCAAGCATCACAAGTACGGGCCGAAGCACAGGTGAATTGGAACAAATCGCAGTATCCAAGGTCAGCGGCCTTCACGAATTGCTCGTCATAGCTCAATTCGTTGCTTTTTTCATCTTTTTCCAGCCCAGAAACGATACATTCCATCATTTTCGGGGTCTGAATGAAGGCCGCACAGTTGCCACAACGCATTCCCTTGATGGAATCCGTAGGAGCGTTATACATTTTGGCTTTTTTCAGCCAGAAAGCCTCATTAGGCTCATTAGGGTTAGGAGGGCCGTAGCCATACTCCTTGAAAGCATGGTTTCTGTTCTTCAGGTTTGTGCTGACATCCTGAGTTGCAGTAGGGCAGATTACCCCTGAGAGCAGACCTTCTTTCATTTGATCAGCTTTCCAGTCACAAAAGTGACTATGCCTCCAATAAAGGAGGCCATTGCCATTCCCATCCATAGCCCACCCTTGCTCTGGTTGGCAAGTTCAAGCAGTTTTTTTACATCATCACGGAGTTCAGTCACATCTTTCTGAAGCTGACGAACTTCAGCCTCCAGTTGACCAAACTCACGAGCATCAATCTCAGACATTTGCTACCTCTTTGCGTGGACGACCAAGTTTCTTCCCTGAAGGCACAGGCGCACTGAAAGCAGTGTCAGTCCTAACGGCATCAGGGCTAACTAAGGGTTTTTCCTCATTAGTTTCCTCATCAACCAATACATAGTCAGGATGACCTCTCATGCTGTCAATGTCATGCTGAAGTGTAAAAGTTACGGTCTGACCGCTTCTCTTGCAGCGAAATGTTGCCATGAAAGCCTCTGATAAGAGAAGGGGGGTTATTAGCCCCCCTATTGATTAAGCCAGCGAACGGG